CATAGGCGGCATGGGCGGCATAGGCGGCGGCATGGGCGGCATAGGCGGCATTGGCGGCATGGGCTCTATTTTTCTCTGTATCCTTCTTCAAAACCTTTTTTACCGCTTCAATAGCCATTCTCGGACGTTTATCATTAGGATATTTTTTCTCGAAAATACCGATAACTTGTTCTGCAGAATATATGGCGTATTGCAGATATTGCGGACGGGTCATAATCCTGACGATAAGCCAGTTCGCCCAATCTAATCGGTATTCCCTCTCCATCATAGTTTTTATTAGAGTGATGGCGTTGGTTTCGGTCTGCCGGTCAAACTTTTCGACAGCTTCAAAGCAGGCGTTTTTCTTTTTGAGCCATGCGATCGAGATGGTGGTCATTTCACGCTCCTGTAAAATACATGGTCTTTATACTCGTAAGTTTTAATCATCGATTTCGCCCAATATGGAATTCCGAACGCGTTGATGTTCTCCCAATTTGTCGCCCCGTTTGTATGATTAGAGTATGCTGATTCCCGCCATGCTTTGAGGGCTTTTTTGAAAACCCATTCCGGTTGGCGTACGACGTGTGAAGCAGAGCAACCATAAACACCCTTCGTTGTCCCGCGATTGCGTAGTCCTTCCCCTATTAATTGCATTCCAAATTCGCCTTGATTTCCGGCTTCACCAATAATACAACGGACAGCTAAATCTTCGGGAATTTTATCAGCAAACACCTCATCACACGACCAACAAATAAATAACATTATACCGCAAATAATGATAGGAATGATAACGAGCAAAGCGTGCTCCAAGTCCTCTGGGGTGCGGGTGAGTTTCATTTCTTGTCCTTTCGGGTTTCTTTCTTAACCCACTGTGTTAATAGAGAAGTGACGATGCTCTTGATCGTCAGCTTCTCAAAGACAGCTTTCATAAGAATTTTATGTTTTAACTCTTCATCGATTTCAATAATTATCTTTGCCATGTGTTTCTCCTTTTTTTGATCTAATAAATTCTAACAAATATTTGTTTGTTTGTCAAGTGGATTTACGAATATAATTTATGCCACACATATCAGGACAATCTTTACAATTACCAAAATATGTTTTGTCGTTGTGGACACTAGCCAGCACGATCTTCTTAAGAAATTTTACTTTTTTAACTTTTATAACATTATTCAAGACAAAAATGTTGTCCTTGCTTGGTCTAAATATTGTATCGATTATGTTTTCTTTTTTAAAAAGTTGTTCCTGAATATTATGCCTCTCAATACCCTCAAGATTATCCCTATTAAATTCACAAGAAACTATTCTTAACACCGAATTGCATACCTTTTTAAGTCTTTCGTATTGATTTAATCTATAATCTATCTCCGCTTTGGTGTCGAGCGCCGATACAGAGGTATTTATACACAAATTTATAGTTTTTAAGTTATTAATCAACTGATCGGGTATTTTCTTCCAATGCTTTGTAATTATAACTATTGGCTTTCCTGCCCTTGAGATTTCATTACAAATTTTTAGGGTATGTTCCCAATTCTCGGAAGGATCGCCCATTTCTCCAATTCTTACAAATGGCATATCAATAGCCTTTATCTGGTTTATTATTTTAGAGCTGTGAGAAGCGTCATTTAAACCGAAAAAAAAGAGCTGTTCATTATCTTCTATGAATTTACGATCAATGGATTTCCCAAAATTAAACCCATATCTGTCGGCTATTTTCTTAGCGTAACAATCACCATAGCATCCTTGTTTATTATGCCTGACACCGCTACAGCATCCTTTAATTGTATCTAGTATGTAGCAACCGCGGCTATTTTTATTCAAAGTTATTTCTTCTTTGTATATTTTCATAGGCGACCAATTTTTGGATATAAGTCTTTAATTTTGTCACTATCACCCTTAAAAAAAACAAGTATTTTCTGTTCTCTTTTAGGGAATTTTCTATAGTTTAATGTGACTTTCGCATGGGCAAGACGTGTAAATTCACACTCCAGATAAACTATCTTATTGTAAATATGTAGTCCCTGGTCTCTAAAAAATAATTCATGCTCCGCCTCACACCCATAATATGCCCCGTCTTTATTTCTGCTATCTCCCGTCATTACAACAAAAAAGCAGTTTTCATTCAATGCTTCAATGCCATGTTTATATCCGGAGAATAGGGTATCTCTAAACTGCTCATAGGTCGGAATGTTATTTAATTCACCGTCAGGGGATTTACCATCATAATCAAGATACTCTTCGACCTGATAATACGGGGGGCATGAGAAAATAAGATCGAACTTTCCTTCAGGTTTATATTTAGAACTATTGCTTTTAATCCATGTGGCACTGTTTAGATCTTGGCAGATTTTATTATTTACATCACATTGATTTTGTCTAATCTCACTTGCTTTATATTCATAACCATAGCTTGCGGCCACAAATCCAAGCTGTACACCCCCCCCAAATGGATTGTAAACACGTTTGCCATTTTTTGGCATAAAGAAACGAATAATAACATCACAAACAACTGGATCTAAAACGCTTGCGTTTCCATTAAATGATTTACCTTTATCATGTTTTACTTCACCATCTTTCAGGGAATGTTTCGCCAAAACAACATTTGACATTCCATTGGAACCTTGCCAACAACCATCTCGGCTTGCAAATTTTGGATTTTGAATATTATATTTCTTGCCAGCCTCTTCGATTTTTTCATTCCATTCTTTTTTCATTTTCAACCAGTCTGATCTGGTAGTTGTCCAAGCATTAGTCATTGTCGCGTGGGCCAATCGCTTCATCCTTACTTGGTCAAGTGTTCCATAAACCATATAGGCATACCCACTCAGATCAAGGTATGTCTTAAACCCTATTTTCTCAAAAACTTTTGGACACTCTAGTGGGTGCTTTGTGCTTACGGTCATTATCATCGGATAACCAAAAGTATTTTGTTTAATTATTTCGTTCACCATTTGGCTGTAAATATTTTTATCTTCATTTCCTTTTGACATAGCAGACTGTAAAAGACAAAATTCTCCTACTTCGTGATTTACCTGGAATGTGAAAAATCCAGAGAATTTATTGTCAATTTTTAATATAATTGCGGAATGAATTTGCATATTCTTTCTGGCGGCCCGATAAGCAACACCATCTTCTATCGCTAATTTTGCAACATCGTTTTCGTAACCAGAACCTATTACCGAATCAACTTTTATGAATTCGATATTTCTTTTAAAAAGTTCTTCTTGTTTTAAATTCTCATCAATTAGTAACATTTTATCTCCTTTTAGAAAAACAATTCCGATGCCTTCAAGTTTAAATTTCCTTTCCTTCTCACGGCGTTACTTCGCTTCGAGAGGCCCTGCAACTTTTACAAGTTATGTAAATGAAATCTAGCTTTGCTTGCACTGCTGCGTCTTGTTCAAAAACCTTCCAGCACCGGTTACATATTAATTTTAACTTTTCACGTTCCTGAATTAATTGTCTATCGTTCACTAAGTAAATTATTTTCTTTATACGTGTCATTTATTCACCCTATTCCCCGCTGGGCATTTACAAACGATCTCAAATCCGGTTGTTGAGGTGAAAACGCCCTTGCCTTTGCATTTGGAGCAAACGTCCTCTTTGAAGTCCACCCAATCGCGCCAGCCATTGAACCATGTCGAACCGTTCTTGATGAAATTCTTTTGCACGCGCCCGCTAGAAAGGTAGTTTGTCAGCGCCTTATTGATGTCGGCCCAGTCCTGATCGGTTTTCACGGAAGCGTAAAAGTGCCTTTCTGCCGCCTTCCGGCCGTCTTTATTGGGGTATTTAGACCAAATTTCTTGGAATTTACCGTAAAATGCTCTTGTCTTTATATTGTCTTTTGTAATAATGTCTTTTGTGGGTAAAGCTGGTTTGACTACCTTTTGCAAATGGGCTTGACTACTTATAGTCAAGCTGGTTTGACTAGTCAAATGGCGTTGACTAGGCATCCATTTTTCGTAATCCTTTATAAACCAATACTTTGTGGATTTTCTAGTCAAGCTGGTTTGACTACCTAGTAAACCACGCTTAACTAACAACTTAATAGCATGACAAACCATTTGCCGGCTTAGGCTGGTAAGTTTCTGAAATTGGGATAGGCTTATTTGATCGTTTGGCTTATTCCAACCGTAAGTTTTTCTCAATACAACTCGGAGTATCCTTGACTCAGAGCTAGACAAATCCATTTTTGCCAGCGCGTCCATTATTTCGTTTGCGATTGCAGTATAGCCATTTTCTTTTTGTGGATTAGCCATTAAATAAAAGAGCCCCGGAAACCAAAGGGTTTTATTAGCGCGAGCCAACCGGGGCCTAAATAAAAAACCGACTTGGATTAATTCCTCGTCGGTATTATAAAATTTACTTGGCTTTGATATATTACGGCTCGCATATTCATTGTAAATATTCTATAACATAAAATTAAATCTGTAAAGGATTATTTTTAAAATTCAAATCTCAACCCGGCCCTCATGCCGAAGTTGAAAAAATCCGTGCTGCTGTCTTTTTCGGTGTACCCTTCGATGAACGGGATGAAAATCCTTTTGCGGTCGCTGATGATGTTTACCGTAGAACCTTCTTTAGCGATAACTCTATTTGTATCCGGTTTCTTTTTAAAATAAGCTATATAGAAAGTGAACAGGATGAAAGCCACGATTATCCAGGGTATCCCCAAAGACCCCGACTTGACCCACCACATCGGTTTCAATGGGGATACCGCTAGTTTTTTTAAACTGAACTTCTCTACTTCTTCCACTTAAGAGCGCTCCCGGTGTATGAAAGGTAGCAAACAGCGGCCAGAATCCCTATCAACGCACCTAAAGCTATCCAGTGGATATTAGTCAAAAGACCCATGTTGTCTCCTTTAGATTACGGCTTATCGTATCGGGACGCCTGAATTTCGCTTCGGTCGATACCGCTTTTAATTCCGTCTTCAACCGGCGTACCAAGAAGTCCTTTCGCATGAAGCGGGCCGAATATCGCTATTGAACCAGTAAGTAAAACCAAGAAGAAAGCGAACTCTCCCAATCCTTTGTTGTTGAGTTTTTTCATTTTTACCTCCTTTCTATTTTCCGAATCCAATTCCTTTAAATAAAAGAGTATACCCACCAAAAGAACCAGTAGTATCTGTCCCTTTCAATTCAACGACTAAGTCATATACCGTACCATTGTCAAGACCTGAAATGTCAAGTGTATTATTTACCCAATCCTTTCCAAAACTGGTCGTTGTAACTCCACCTACTACCGTTGAAACGGCGGAACCGACGGAGAATTGAACCTTTGGGCGCTCCGCAGTACCACTTGAACAGGTAAGATAAAAATGATAGTCAATGCTTGAGATGCCTGCTATTTTGTAAAATTTTGTTATGTAAGCCGTTCGATAAGTGGCACCATTATTCCAATAAGCCGATTCGTGAACCGCCACCGTATTAAACGTGCTCCCGCTTCCTTCTATAATTCCAGAATCCTGAGAACTAATCCCAATCTGCCCGCCGTAGAAAAATTCAAAAGCTATGTTGCTGAAAGACCCGCCTATGGTTTCTATCGTGTTATCTAATTTAACCGAACGCAAAGCCGAAAGGTCGGAACGATACCAGAATTTTCCTGGATAAGTTTCCACAGGGTCGGCGGCCAAGACGTTGAACCCACCACTTCCGCTTATCGCGGCATTTAATCTATGAGAAACATTCGCCCTATTCCCTTGCGGATTTGTCCCTAAAGTCGTTTCGATGGTAACTATTTCATCGTTGAACGTATTAACGATATACGCTGATACGTCATCCACCTCATCGGCCCATCGTTGCTGTCCTAAAAGACTTGTTGGATATACAGGCATGGTAACTCCTAAAGAGCTGCTGTTCTTTGTTGTTCGAGTTGATATTCCACTTGAGAAATTTGTTCAGCTAAATTCGGTCTTAACTGACCCAAGTCTAAGCGTATCCCCAAAGTCCCGTTGTTCGAGAGGGAATAATTTATACGATTAATGAGCCTTCCTACGACGCCGGAGAAAAGGAACATCCCGAATTTTTTCTGTCCGAACTTTACTTTCTTGCTTATCTCGGCGAACAAATCCAAAGGCGTCGTCGCTTCCATCTGCGCGTTAAACCCACCCAACTGCCCAAAGCCAACTAATTCCGCGCTGGCTTTGCGGGAAACTTCTTTGAATTCCTCCAACGTCCCCGAAGATAATTGATCCGCAACTGTCTCTGTTGTTACGGAAGAATTCTGGATAATTTTAGTCCTTGTATTATATTTTATCTGGCTTGAGGAATCTGTGTATGGTCCGAAGAAATGGTACGTCCCTCCCACCTGCGCCCCTTGTACGAAAAGCCTATTGACTATCTCGGAGAAATCCTGGTTGTCCTGAAAAGACTTGATGTTCGTCCCCGCTAAGAAACGAAATCCGATGGATGAGCTTCTTGCTTTAAAGAAAAAATTCCTGTTCTTGTCCACGCCCCACTCCCTGTTCCCCGCGAGTTCCGCTAAGGTCTGCATGGCTGACATGGCATTGGTGGAGAACTCGATATTGTTAGGCGTAAAAGTTGTCGCCTCAATATCTGATACATTATACGTCACATTGGTCACGGGTACAATAAAATTATCAAGAATGGATTTTACAATGATAGACACTTCTTGGCTGACGTAGGTCTGGGCGACCGCGCCGTTAGACACGTACACACGCGACAACTGATGGATATACCCATGCCCCATTACCCCTATCTCTTCTGAATTCCCGTCGACGTTTGGGACTTTGTTCTCGATAAGCCCCTGATACCAAAGGTCGTATAAATTTGTATCGGGGTTTCGATAATAAATACGGATATTCGATTCTCCCGTCAAAGACCTTTCCTCGAACCGTTTTCGTGGAAGGCGAAAGCCAACCTCACCGCACCCGCCGATACGGGAGTAAGACCAATTAAGGTCTAAGTATTCATCATCAAGGATTTCCTTGATTTCAAAATTCCTGTTCCTAAGCTCTAGCCTGAATTTCATAAGTACCTGTCGAACCAATCTATGTTTATCTGGCAGTTAGACCCGCTGAATCGAAAATAATTCGTCCCCGAAACAAGGGATATAAAATCCGATGTCCCGAATTGAGAGATGGCGTTTATCCCACTATTAAAGCAAGTCCCCAAGTTAGAATCTATATCCAACGCCGCACCGTCGGGGACTGTGCCGATGATAATAATACTTTCTCCTGTGGTTAAGTTTTCTAATTGGCAAGTCCCTATCGCAACGGCTTGGTTGGCGATAAAAGATATGACCGGCTTTGATTGGGCAGAGCCGCCGTAAGGGACGTTGAACTCCGTTATGGTCGCCGCGATGACCTGTCTTTTACGGAACTTGTTAAAGAACCTCGAAGACCCGTCTGGTACAACGATATTGGCGCTAAAGGTTATCATATTGGCGCCTTTTTTAAAGTCATGTTCTACGGCCCCGATGAAACCATCCATCATCCTGTCGTCCTGGATATAGATATTTTTTTCTTCCTGCGTGCGCAAGGAAACCAAAGACCTCATTAATTGGTCGAAGTGCGTTCGGGTGGAGGCGGTATCACTTCCAACGACAGAGCCTTTCATGCGAAAAGACTTTGACTGGATATGGTTGTCCGCTATGAACGAACCTTCTTTTTGGGTGACTTGGTGCGTGTCCATACGCATTGTCAAGCTTGGAGAAAAATCCGATACTAAAAGATTACCGGTGAACTCTGTCAGCAAATCTTCGCCTTCACAAAGTACGGCGGAATCGAAATAGACCGTAGAATTGGTCGTAGCAAAAAGATTTATTCTTAATTCGGTTGCGTTGTAATCGAGCTTCATTCCTGGCGTAGTAAGAAACTCAAAAGCATTAGTACCTCCCGAATGTACGGTCTTTGAGGCGACCCCGTCCCATAGTTCAATGTAGGGGCCGGTAGAGGCGCTCTTGGCCCATACACCCAACTTAAAGGTACGTCCGGCGTAGTCAGCGCCGTCTGGGATGGTTCTGTAAATTCCTGCCAATAAAGCCGCGGC